GCGTTTGTTCTTTGTATAGCATCTGCTTCAGTATCTACATAGTATTCATAATTGGCTGTTGTAAGGGTTACGTAAGGTTCACTATACGCAGTCCTTTCTTGGACAATATCTACTACAGTTAACGGACACTCGCTGACAATAATCGTTGAGGTGAAGTTATCACTAATAGTAAATGTTTCTACTTTGTTGGTACTAATATAATCGATAAAAGAAGTTCCACAATACTTTTTAACAAGATCTGATATTTGAGGTACTAGAAGATTAAGACGGTGATCGTCCTTCTCGCCTCTAATTCCTTCAGAGTCTTTGTATTCGTATGTTGTAACTAAATCTGCCATAATATTATCTCTTTAAAAATAAGGGGAGGGGTTTGACCCCCTCCTCTAAAGTTTCTGCTATTAACTAGCTTTAAACTTGTAAGCCCACTTAGAAGTAGCGCCTTCAATGAGTTCAGCGAAGCCGATTCTCTGTGAAGCAACTAGTACTCTTCTTTGGTTTGCAACTTCGTAATCAGATTCAATGGTTATTCCTCTGAGTCTTGGCATTACGTAGTTTCTTGCATATACTGCAATAGCTCCAAATCCATTGGCTGCTTGTGCAGGGAATTCGTCACAAAGGAGAACCTTTGAACCAAATACCTGACCAATTTCACCAGTAAGTTTAGTAGCCATATCACCAACTAGATTCGCATCTTGAAATTCTGCGTCCTCTAGTAACTGGAAGTATGCACTTTGTGAAACAATATATGTTACATCTTGAGGATTAACCCCGTATTTGCCCATATTCTTTCTCATGCTTAACAGTTCAGCTGCAGTTACAGTATCTGTTGCAACAGCGGTAACTGATTGCGTTAGATCTGAATCGTCTGCGGCCATCTTAACAAGACCATCAAAAGTTCCTGATGTATAAACACCAGTAGAATTGTTTCCTAATAGGATAGCATTCTCAATACCTTTTGCATGTGATCTTACAATTGATTCCCTAATTAAAGGAAGAATTGGCATGATTGCATCTTCTTCAGTCTCATTACCTAAGTATGATTGTGAAATAAGTTTGTGTGTTGACAGAACTTTTTCAGTTAAGTCAATTCCACCAAACGGTGTACCATAAGTATCACCAGCTTGTTGTAAATTACCATGCGGTGAAGAACCACTAGCTACTTGAGCTGAGGCAAATTCAGCATATCCGCTGTCTGGTAAAATAGGGATAATCATGTTAGCGGAATTCATTTGAATTTCTCTAAATAGCGGTGCTAATACTAGCTCTGCTTGAATATCTCTTTCTACGTTTGTAGAAACGATTTGTTCGAAATCGGCTGAGGAAACGCCTACACCTGAGTGTGCGTTAATTTTTTCCATTACGCTTTTAGCGAATGGAGTATCAAATCCTCTTCCAGTTGAAAGACCTAAGATCTTTGCATCAACTATGTCGCCTTCGAAGGCCTCTTTCCAATTTTTGTTACCTCTATCAGCAAAAATTCGTTTTGACTCACGCATAGCGAGAATCTCTTCAGATTTTTCTGTTAGATCTTTTTGTAGCTCTTTAACAACGGACTCTAGGTCTCCTTGTCTTTCTTCTACTCTTTTGGCAACATCATTGATGAGCCTTTCAGCTCCCGAGATAGATGACTTAACAACTACCTTTTGTTTTTCCTGTTCAGCTTCGACCACTGCGGCTTTCTCACTAACTTCTAATGCTGCTGCATTAGCTGATAGTTCGTCAGCTGCTTTCTGCTCGGCTTGCTTCATTGCGATGCTAGTTGCTGTTTGATCAGCTACTTGCTTTGCGAATGCTTCAAGATCGAACTCAGGGCTAACTGCAGGATTTTTAATATCTTCTGACATTTGTGTCTCCGGTTTGTCGGCTTGCGCCTTGCTTGACTGCTCAATCTTTGCGTTAGCGTCGATTGAGGAAGTCTCTTTAATAAAGTCTTTTTTGAACGAATTATACTCTTCCATACTATCAAATGACTTTGCTAGGGAGAAGACTGCTGCTTGGTTACACGGAACCGAGACAACAGACACTTCAAATAGTTCCGCGTCCTTTATCTTATATCCGTCGGTTTCAGTTATATATTCCGCGTCCTTGACTTTGAAACCAACAGAAAAAGCTCCAAGTACGCCATCTTTAATAAGATCCTTTACATCGCCCGCAGATTTTGAAATTCGAGCAGTAAGCTCTAATCCATTCTCTGTGACTTTGATTTCTTTTGCACGACCGATTGGACGGTCGTAATTGTGATTGAATAAGATAACTGGATTATTTTTAAAATTATCCAAGCCACCTTTCATCCAGGCACTACTTTCAATAGTGTCACCAGCTCTATCTACATGGTTTGTACTGGCTGATCCTTTGATATCCAGTCCACCATCGTCATCTTCTGATAACATTTTGAAATTATTTGTCCAATGAAAAATTTTATCTGACATAGTTATGCCTCCTTTTTAGCCTTGGCCTTCTTAGGGGCTGGGGCTGGAGCTACTACGGCAGGTGCTACTTCCAATGGAAATCTAAATTTCGCGGCTGCTAAAACTCTGTTCCATGAGCCATACTTTCTTCTTAGAAGGTAATCTCTCACGGGAGCTTTCGGGTCCGCTTTATACTCTTTTAACTCAATCCTAGAAACGCCCTTTGCGTCCATATACTCGGATAAAGCCTTTAGCATCATATTTTTTGTCATAATTATTCTTCCTCTGCGGGTGGTGATTCTTCTGGTCTGCCACCTTGCTCTGGATTTGCGGCTGAACCTGCAATATTTGCAGGAACTCGCGGTTGATCAAATCCGTCAATCTTCTCAAGTCTCAACGCCTCCCTTGCTTCATTCGGTGTTAATATTCCCGTATTTACAAGTGTCGCGTAATAAGCTGCTTGGTCTCTCAACTCAGGCTGAAGTGCTGGCACATCGCTTACATCTTCATTTAGTTTAAAACCGAAGAATCTCTCGAAAGCATACCCCATTTTTCTAATTATAGGAAGTATGGTTTCTAAATAGTACAGACGGTGATTTGGTCTAATGTTTGCATTATTCCCACCGTCCAATAAAATTGGTGGAACACCCATCGCTTCTAAGATTATTCTTTCATTGGCTTTTATACCATCTTGAAAGTCTAAGTCTTTGAAGTTAACTTCGGTTAGATTTTCCACTTCTAATCCGCCATCGAGGAATAATGGTCTACGACCTCCTGATTGCGGGTTATATCTAGCTACCCAAGCAGATAACATTCTTTCTTTGATTTTCTCAGAAAGCGTGTTAGGTGACTTAAGTACTAAACCTGGTACAGCTCCGTTCTTAAAGAAGTTATCCTGGAACCTTCGCATACTGCCAAGGAGTTGCATGGTTCTCCATGCTGGTTTTAGTCTAGGAACTCCTCTATAAATAGAGTTGAAACTGTTTTCTTTTATGTGAATGATTTCATTCGGACTATATTCTATGCTAGAGTCATAAACAAATTTGCTTATGTAATTCTTTTCGCTAGTCTCTATAGTTACATGTTCTGCTGGTAGATGATATAGATGCATTCCATCGAAATATACAAAGATGTTACCATCTATTAGTAGGTCAATGACCAAATTTCTCTTGAATGTACTTATATCTTGAAAAGGATTAGGCTCTACGTTTAATAACATAGCTACCTTAGAACGTCGTACGTTTTTAACTACTCCTGTTCTTCCTTTAACTTGCTCACCGACCTCAAAAGGTACGTCCGCAGCGTCGTCCACTATCATGTTGACTGCTCGGTTTACCACTTCTAATTGTTCGTAAGCGTTTTTGTAATTGGTTGCGTTTTCTCTGGATTGAAGAGATCCGCCCTCGTCTCCAGCAATATGTGACTGAGAAGGGTTTAACTTCTCGTAGTCTTCGCTAAAGGTCGTTCTTCCTATAATCCTGTCATACCATGCCATATTTGTCTCTCTGTATTCCCACCCATCTTTCTTGTTTAGTTGCTGTTACTACTCTTGGGCGTTTGCCATAGATGGAGTGTAGTTTCATATGATGTTCGTGACATAATGTAACAGCTGCGTCGTAAATTTCTTTAGTGTGTTCGGCTATAAACTGTTCCCGAATATTTAATATATCCTCTTCTCCAGTTATTTTAATCTTATTCTTTCTCAACCAAATTTCTAACAACTCTGTTAGACCATGAAAATGATGAAAGTCTAGATTCTCTGTAGATTTACAGATAAAACATTCCGTCCCTTTATCGTATTTGGACTTAGCCTTGTCCCGAACATACTTAACTAGATCTCTTTTTAGTTCCATAACTTATTCCATTCCTTAAATTATACTAGACTTTGGGGTTGTTGTCAAGAACTATTTTTGTGCGGTGGTAACTAGAAGCTAGTGACATTTGTCTCGAATGAGTACATCGCGTACCGCAGTGCATCGGACATATGAGAAGCATAGTTGTGTTTTGGCTTCTCTCTTAGAAGGTTGGGATTGGGATCCCACTGGTATTGATCAAGTGCACTTAGACTTTCGTGACATCTTTGATCAACTATTAAGTTATCATTATCACAGATTGCTGCGACATGACCAATTCCTTCTAACACAGCCTTCTTCGCGTTAATAGTACTGATATCGTAGTTTTGCGCAAGGTCAAACCTTGTTTGCTGAGCTGCCGAATCTATATAAATATAATCTATATTGTACTTATGTATTAGTTTTTGTATTTCTACAGCATGTTGTTCTGTAGTTCTTTCGGCATTCAAGTACTCGTCTAGTAAATAATATTTTCTTGAATCCCAGTCAAATGCTATCACACAGAAAGCTGTAGGGTCTTTGTACCCCACGTCCATTCCTGCGAATATGTCCATGCCTGTTAAGTCTAGCTCTGCTAAATCTTGTTGACATTTCTCCATATTAAAGCCCCATATCTGACCTTCAAATACATTGAAGTCAGCCATATACTCTTGATTAAATTCTGATTCAGACATAGTTTTTCTTGCTTCTGATATATCAGTATCGGAGATACGGGGGTTCTCATGATATGTGGCTCTGACACTTGCCCACTCTGGAAAGTCTCCTGAGTAGCCTCTGTGCCAAAACTCTGCAAACCAGTTATTTCTACCCCTAGGAGTAGATATGAATATGGCTTTAGAGTTCTCTTTATCTAGTGTAGGTCTTAGTGCGACGTTGAATGCATCTCTGCCGTCTACTAACGCTGCCTCATCGAAGATGATAAGATCGTAGGATCTACCAACGACCGAATCCACTTGATTAACCGATCCCATACGGATCGTACTATTGTTTGAAAGTTCAATAACTTTATCTTTTGCATTATCTTTTATTACTTCTAAGTCAAAGTGTTTGATTAG